AATTTAACGGCTATCAGACAACTAGCTTTGGAAAAGAGTGATCTATCCACCGCTAAAGAGTGTGAAATCTGGATCGGCAAGTATTTGGCTATGTTCACCGATAAATCAGAAGTCAAAACAACTCCAATCAATGAAATACGCATAACTCATATCAACACAAAGCCTTCCGATGGTTCTGCTCCCATAAATAGAATACCAAAAGAAGCAGAAAAACACGAATAATTGCTACCCTCTTTAAGTGTGCTTGTGTACTTAACATAACTGTTATTATATTACCATTGAATTGACTATAAATCATTGTGGCTGGGCGCGGTAAGGTGAATAATGACCCCCACCCGACCCCTTTCAGTTGTATTAGTATAGATAGGTGCCACACCAAATTTTCATAGTTTTTGAAATATGGTTCTTTCCTCATATCCTTCCATTAAAGGATGAGTGCTGTAGACAGCAACCACCTTTTGGGCTACTTCCTTTTACCCTTTTCTGAAGACCCAGACCTGAAGCGTAAGATACTTCTCGATTAAGAGTTGGTTAACACACACTTACTTCTACTCACCTAATTACGACACCTTGGTCATATCTTCTCCGTCCCCTAGAATACCTCAGGGCATAGAGAAAAGGGCGTGCTGTCTAAATTTTTTTAATTGGAAAGACTATGAAGAAAAAAAAGTTCGATAGAGGCGCTTGGATTGCGGAGAAGAAGAAACAATGGGGGAAACATTGGCTTCCGAAGAATGAGTACTATCACCTTAAACACGAAGAAAACGAGTTTGATAATGAGTTCCATTCTATCGTGAGCAAATGATAACCTTACTTAAACCCCGTCATTGGTTCTCCCTTAAATGGATGAACGGTAAGTCCGTAAATATTTTTTGGGTTTGTGAGAAATACGGGGATTTATACTTTAGATGGGGCGACTCGCACAAGCAGACCTATATCTCCTTTTACGAAAAGGAACTCATCTTACCAAAATTCCTATATGTCCATTAAAACCATAACCTTACCGGAACCCTTTAAATTACAGGCTGAGATAGAGAACGACCCCCATCGTTTCAGGGTTTTAGTCTGTGGTCGTCGTTGGGGAAAAACCCATTCAGCCATGAGGGAAGCCTTTAATATGCTGGTTGCGGCTTTTGAGAAACACCGTCGTCCGGCTAGAGTCTGGGTAGTATCACCTACTTTTCCTCTAGTAAGGGAGGACTGGTTACAAGCCGAACAGATGCTTAAAGATGCCATCACTGAAAAGCGGATAAGTGAGTTTACTTTAAAATGTGATCCTTTCGGGATGATAGAATTCAAGTCAGCCGAGCGTGAGGATGAAGGTTTACGCGGCGCGGGTTTAGACGGGTGCGTGATAGACGAGGCGGCTAGAGTCTCACAGAAGTCGTGGGAACAAGGCTTACGTCCGGCTCTCGCGGATAAGTTAGGTAGGGCTTATTTTATTACGACCCCTAAAGGACGCAACTGGATTTATAATCTTTACCTTCAGGGTCAGGAAGAAAACACCCAGATAAAATCATGGAAGCATCCGACCCATACCAACCCTTATTTCCCGCAGTCAGAGTGGCAGACGATATTAGATTCAACTCCTGAGATAATATTAAAACAGGAATATCTTGCTGACTTTCTGGAAGATTCTGCTTCCGTATTCAAGAACATAGATGAGTGTCTGAAGGGGACTTTAGAAGAACCCAAGGTGGGGGAATATTATACATTAGGCGTTGACTTGGCTAGGACTGAAGATTTCACCTGTATCTCCGTCATCAGGAATAAGACCTGCTCTGTTGTTGAGTTCATACGTTTTAATAATCTGGACTGGTCATACCAGAAAGAGATGATTAAATCTACCGCCTTGAAATGGAACAAGGCTTTAGTTTGGATTGACTCGACGGGAGTCGGTGATCCGATAGAAGAAGATTTAAGGAAGTCAGGTGTAGCGACCAAAGATTATAAATTCACCAACGCTTCCAAAGAGGCGATGGTAGAGCAGATGATGATAGCGATAGAGCAGAAGTTAATTAGTATACCCATCTGCGATAGGACATCTGTCCTAGTTGACGAATTAAAAGCCTTTACTTATTCAGTCCTCCCCTCCGGGCGTATCAGATACGAAGCCCCGTCAAATTATCACGATGATTGCGTAGTAAGTCTCGGTCTCGCTGTCTGGGGGATAAAACATTTATTATACGGGATACGCCAGTTGATTAAGAATGATATACCGAGATTTTCGGCGGCTTGGATTGAACGCAGAGTTTTGGATAAAGAGATAGATGAGAACTTGAAACTTCCCCGGAGATTCAGAAAACGGATAAACGATTCGTTATCATTTTCTTAATTATATTCCTTTCTGGTTGTTCACACTTTAAGGAACAAATAATAGTCGATAAAGCATCCGATATTCCAAACTGGACTTGCGGGACATCACGCTTTATCTGTAACGGAACAATGAGGACAAAATGAAAAAGAAAATCGCCAAGAAAGAAATCAAGAGAGAAATAAAAACAGAAAAGATACCCGAAGTAATAAAACAATTAGAAAAATGGCTTGACGCTCCACCCAATATAATCCCACAAGATAATCTTATCTTTGAAGTCCCACCCGTAAATAAGAAACAGGTAAAAGAGGCAGAACAGTTATGATTAAAATATCATCTGACGAGATACAGAGATGGCGGACAGAGATAGGAAACGCCGAGGACTTTAGAGACAAAGAACTCGGTGAATTAAAATATTCCACTCTTTCAGGGGCGGGCGAGAACATAGATTATTTTGAAACGGGTATCTCTGGTCGGCTACTTGACAATAACAATATAGATATGCCGATACAGACGATAAACATAATCTTTCCTATTGTTAAAAATATCATCCCTACCCTTTACTGGAAGAACCCATATATCACCGCCATACCAAAACGACAAGAGGATGAGTTATCCGCGCCTTATTCAGCCGCAATATTAAACCATTATTATGAAGAGTTAGATGTCAAGGGCGTCAACAGGCAGGTCATATTCGATGCTTATGTTATCGGGATGGGTGTCTGCAAGATCGGTTATGCCACGCAGTTCGGTTCTGATATGCCCGATGAGGATTTAGAAAAACGCAGGGATAAAGAAAAGAAACGGGGACTACTTGAAAAACTCGGATTAAGAAAACCTAAACCAGAAGAACCCAAAGAGAACATAGACTTAAACGAATATATTAAAGCCGAGAACCCTTATGTCTGCTGGGTCAACCCGTTTGAGTTTGGTATTGATCCTTGTGCAAGAAATATACACGAAGCCAGATACGTCTACCAGAGGATAACTAAACTTTTAGATCAGGTCAAGTCCAATCCTAATTATTCTAATACATCCGATTTAGAGGGTTCTAATGTTTCCGAGACATTATCTAAAGATGTCCCCGAAACACAGATAGAGAACTTCAAGACTGTTGAACTTTACGAAATCCATTACAAGACCGATGAGGGTATAAATATTTTAGTCCTAGCTAAAGACCAAGACATATATAAACCTTTATACCACGACAAATCAATCTACGAAATGGATGGTTTCCAGTTTGAGATACTCGCCTTCAATAAGCACAACCATAAATTATACGCCAAGTCGGACATAAGCATTGTAAAAGGTTTACAGGACAGGATAGCGACCACCTTTGATTCGATATTAGACCAAGTTGATAAGTATGTCCCGAAGATATTTGTTGACGAGAATGCTATGACCGAGATGGGAAAGAAGGCTTTACGCGACGGAGACATCGGGGCGATATGTTATACCAATAAAGACCCCAACACCGTCGTAAAAGAAGCCTCATTTACCCAGTTAAAAGCCGATCTATCCGTCTTAATAGATAAGATAATGGAAGTAGTGATGCTTGAGACGGGTCTTACGAAGGCACAACTGATGGGTATGACCTCGGCACAGACCGCAACAGAGGCGCAGATAGGGCAAGCAGGGCAGAATTTAAGACTTTCGGACAAGTTTGACCTCGTTTCTGACTTCGCTAACAAACAAGCTGACAAACTATGGGCTGTAATACGCCAGTTTGTAGACCTTGAGGAGATACAACTCATCACAGGTGAACGCGGGATAGACGAAGTGACTGGGTTACCGAAATTTTCTTGGATGCCTGATATAAATTCCGATATAGCGGATAGTTTGGAAGAAGGTGATTACCGTTTCCACATCGAAGTAGGCTCAACCGAGAAACCAGACCTTCCTATATTAAGAAAACAAGTAGAAAATCTTGGGAATATATTGATGAAACCAGAAGTCTTAATGGCTTTCCAGCAACAGGGATACAAAATTAACATCGCAGAGATATTAAAGCGTTATCTGATGCTATTCCCTGACGTTTTTGCGGATACTGGAAAGATTATCCAACCGATTACCCAGAATACTCAAGGCTTATTACCACAAGCACCGCCACAAGGGCCGGGTGGTGGCGGAACTGGAGTCAGACCACAGCAATTTCAGGAATCACCGCCTAATATGGCGGATATTATCTCCGGTATAGGCGGCGAAAAGGGCGGGTCAGCACCTATTGCTTAAAATACTTTTTGTTTGTCCGGTATTAGATATTAGATACGAATGGTTCATAGGTTTTCTCGAAATCCACAAGGAACTTGAAAGTCACCACGACTGGGATGTGACATATATGTTCCCTTACCGAAAACCAGTCCAGATAGCCGATACCAACGCCGTAAGAAAAGCGATAAAAGAAGATTTTGATTATATCCTGCGTATGGACGATGATATATGGGATGTCCCCTACGGTTCGGTAGAACGTCTTATGAAGGCCGACAAGGATGCTATCTCCGCGGTGATGTATTGTAATGGTTTTCCATACCAGAGATGTGCGGGGGTAAAAGAAGAATCGGCAAAAAAGATGACGTTGATGGAACTCGCCAAATACAAGGAAGAACCATACGTCCACGAGTTAGATAAACCGGGTGTCCAGCCAGTAGATTTAACGGCATTCCCATTCATTTTATTCAAAGTCTCAATGTTCAAGATCATACCCGAACCGTGGTTTGTAGGTGACGAGGATGCCCCTACGGACAGTTATTTCTGCCAGAAGATGGCGGACTACGGATTTAAACCCCACGTTGATATGGGTATTCAGGTTAATCAT